AAATAACAGCCTGGAAGGTGGAAGAAGTGCGGGCCTACCTTGAATCATTCGGAGGTGTGCAATAACTTCCCGTTTTTTGGTTCGTTTTCGTTTTCGTTTTTGGGTTCGGCGGGTTCGTTTTCGTCTTCCAGATCTTCAGCATCGGACTCTTCAACCATGTTGAGCGGCCGTAAAGGCTCGTCCAGGCCGTCCAGTGGGTCCATGTTTTCGGCTTCCCTGGCTTCATTACGACTCATCCAGCCAGTTAGTATTGAGCTTTGGTAAAAAGCCGCGCGGGACTTGGAGTCGCCCCGCAGCAGACGGGCAAAATCGAATTCAAGGAATAAATCGCCGTCTTCTTCCGGCAACAATTCCGCTTCGATGGACGCCTCCCAGCGTTCCGCCCAAGGGGCCATGGTGTAGGTGACGAATTCCAGCCCTTGAAATTCAATATTATTGTTCGTTGATCTTTCGAGGTGGCCAATGCGATGCGGGGGCACGCGAAACAGGCGTGCAATGTCTTCAACGCTGAATTTTCGGCTTTCAAGGAATTGCGCATCGGTGTTGTTAATGCCTATTTCGTGGTATTGCATGCCCTGATCGAGTACGGCAGTTTTGCCGCGATTGCCACCGGCTTGCATTTCCTGCCAGGTTTCACGAAATATTTTACGGGCTTCGCGGTCTTTGAACGAGCCGGGGAATTCTATCCAGCCACCGGCGGGCTTGGCGTCGTTGGCAAAGAACTTGCCACCGTAGTTTTGCGCCGATATGGCCATGCCAACGGCATCACGCGCCAGTTCTATCGGGCTGTAACCCCGATAAATGTCAGGTGAAAGGCCTTTCAGGTGCCAGATTTCGCCACGGGCAAAAATATCTTCGGTGCCGTCGCGGTTTTTGACTTTGTAGTTGTAATCGCCTTTGGCGTCAATCTGTATGCTGATGGCATCCGGATTAATCGGCAATAATTCGGTTATTTGGCCGCGAAAATTCGCGATGACGCGGTTATAAGCGTTACCCCTTAGTGCAAGGTGCCCTTGCATCATTTCGCGCCATTCAAAGGCGTTTTGGTAACGATTTGGGCGTTTGGCCAGTAAATTATAGAGCCAATGGTTGGTAATTTGCTTTTTTTTGCGGCCATTGCGCTGGTAAAGCACCGGCGGCAAGATCGCAAACGACTCAGACAGCACGGCGACACAGGCAAAAACGGCGGTAACACGCATCGCGGTGTCGGCGGTGACGCGAACGCCTGACAAACTATTGACGCCAACGGGCTCAAACCACCAATCTGACCAGGGCGAGCGATCTTCGGAGGCGCTAAATCCTGTTAAAAACATTAATTTACCGATTCCGTAGTCTGATGGCGATGGCTAGCGTGATCATATTCAGCGCGATGAGAACCCCGCCGCTGATGATCAAGCCTAAATCAATGCCGTACAACCGAATAGAGCCGGTCAGGATGAGCACCAGGCCGAGCAGATTGGTAAGGTTGTAGGCGAGTAGATTCAATTCAGCACACTAAAAGTTCGTAGTCGGAGCCGATAACAATGGTGGGGTTTATAGTCATCGCTCTAGCCAACGCCATCAGCAATGCCGAAGCGCCGTCGATTTTGCTGTCGTTATCTGCTTTATCCGGCATTTTGTTACCCCCTTTGTACTCGTGAACAATAACATTTCCTATGCACCACGCCATCACCGGGTTGCCATCATGGTGAATACGCCCGGAATCTATCGCAGCTTCTAGTTCGTTAATGGGCAACGTATAAGTCGATCCGTGCTGTGGCATCGATACCGGTAGCAATCCCGAATCGGCCAATTCATGTGATATTTGTATAGCGCCATGCGGATCGTGCGGAACTTCTTCGATGGAAAACTGATGGCTGTCTTCGATTACGTCATCTCGTATCATGCCGAAATCCATTTCGTTGCCCGTACAGATCTGGATATAGCCGTCATTTAGCCATTGGCTGTACAAGGTGGCCAGAGTTTCATTATCCTGCAAAGTGATGGTTTCCTCCGGCAGATAAAACCGAGTGAACACATAGTAATGAATCAGGCCCTCGATGCTTTTCTTAAAAACTATTACCTTGGCGCTCAGGTCGCGTTTTTTTGCCAAGTCCAGGCCAATCCAGCAGGTTTCACCGAGAAAATCGTTGATGTTTAGGTTAAGATCGTGGCATTGTTGCCAGTTTAATGCGTTGAAATAGGCGTTTTTCGCATAGCACCAGACGTTTAAATGTTTGGATTTGAATGAGTTTTGCTTGTTGGTTTTTTTCTTAGCTAGGTTTTGTTGCGCTTTTATGAAATCAGGCCCGATTGACACGCCATAATTCGGGTTGGCCTTGATCAACATCTGCTCGTCTGCCCAATCATCGCCGTCATCCAGTCCGTAGATTACTGTAAACAGTTCCGGCCAGTCCATGACGCCATCCAGCACGCGGACAGCATCTTTGTGCATGTCGTAACAGGGTGAGAACAGATTTTCCCCGGCCGTGGTTATCACCAACATGAGAGGCTGTTGTCTAGCGCCCATGCCGGTAACCATGGTGTCGTACAATGCGGTCGAGTCATGCTCATGATATTCATCGACGATGGCACAGGATGGGCTTGCGCCATCGCCTGGCTTGCCAATGACCGGCTCGAATTTTGAACCATCCAAGCAGTTTATTGACTTAGCTTTGGATATGATCCGGTAAGCGCTTTTAAGTTTTGGCGTCCGTTTCACCATGTTAAGCGCCGGGGTGAAAACCTCATCAGCCTGTTTGAGCGTGCCCGCGCCGCAATAGACTTCCGCCCCTATCTCGCCATCAGAGGTCAGCATGTACAAGCCAATCGCGGCGGCGATCACTGACTTGCCATTTTTTCTGGGAATTTCTATGTAGGCTGTTGTAAAACGTCTGAACCCTGTGCCTTTTCGTGTCCATCCGAATAGATTGGCAATAATGAATTTCTGCCAGGGTCTTAATTGCAGCAGGCTGTTCTTGCCTATTTTTGCGGCGAAATGGCCTTTGACGTGCGGCAACAACTCGATAAAGGCAATGACCTTCCAGGCTTTTGCAAAATCGAATTGATACGGATAATCCGGTTCGCTATTGCTTGCATGGTAATCGGATAAGAACCGTCTACAGGCTGCTATCTCGGTTTTTGCCGCCAACTTTTTGCCATCAAGGACGGCGTTTGAATAATCCAGAATTTCAACAAACCAACCGGAAGAGTGATTAAATGGCTCATTCATTAACTCGGCGCTGGATGTTTAAAAAGGGGTTGTCGTTAATCAAGTCCATTTGCACGGCATCAAATTGATGCTCGGTGGCCGGCGATAAGCCGAAATCGCCTACATAAGTCCGTAGCATCCTTCTGTTCTCGTTGAACTGGCCAACTTCAGGGCGGTTCTTTATCTGCGAACCATAGCGCGATTCCACCTCGTAGGTCTCGCCATTTTCGCGCAAAAATTTAGCCAGTTTCGCCAGGGTGACGACGACGCGGCAATACTCAACCAAGGAATCTATATACCACGGCCGCAGCCGATTCAGCATTGCCAATAATGGCGTCATCCGGTCCCAGATAACCAGCTCGTCCGCATAAAGCATAGACTCTGGGCGCAGCTCGTCAGCCATTGCATAGTGATCATTTGTGGGATTATCGAAAAAAAGATACGTGCTTTTTGATGAAATACTCTTCCTTGCCATCTTTATCTCCTGGATCTTTTTGTATTTTAAACAAATTCGTTAAAAATTTAGCTGGGCGAACGGTCACAGGGCTAAAGGCGGTAAGGATTTGCCCCCCCTACCCCAGCCGTCTTCACGGGCTGTCTTTATGCTGTGGCACGATGCACATAAGCTCTGCCAGTTGTTACGATCCCAGAATAGGCTCATGTCGCCTTTGTGAGAGATGATGTGATCGACAACCAACGCAGCGGTGATGATTCCACGCTGTTCGCAATGCACACACAGTGGATGTGAACGTAGATGCGAGTCACGCGCCGTGCGCCATTTGCTTCCGTAGCCACGCGCCGCTGTCTTTCCGCGTCGCTGATCCTGCTCGCTCTCCTTTGCCCTTTGATGCTTATCACATCGACTGCCCGAGTAAACCAGAGCAGGGCATCCTGGATGATTGCACGGCCTTGGTGCTGATCTTGGCATGGTCTTCAGCGTCTGAGCGGGCTTAGGTGCTATTATGGGAAAATTTACACAAAAGCGTTGCGGTTGTCAACATCCAATTTATTCGATCTTCTCAGCACGGAATTAACACGTTGATCCAGGTCGGCCACATGCCGATAAACCAACTCATAGCGACTGTGCCAAGTCCTGCAAAAGTTTGATTTATCGATACCCATAGCCGCGCTTATTTTGCTGTCAGATAACCCCTTGAAACCCGAACCATTGCAAGTCGGACAAACCCGGTTCGCTTTCAAGCCGACGCCCGAACAATGACAGCAACGATTGGGCCGCACCACCTCAAACACTGCCAGCGCCGCCATGTTAACCACCGTCGGCCTGCCCCTGACGATATTCCACATGTCCCTGACAGCAACACCAGCCGCCCAAACGCGCACTTGAGCAATCAACAACCGTTCGGCTTCACGGTCTTCAGCGTACTTTGCAAACGCCAGATTCATCGACGCCGCATCCAGCCCAGACAACAAACCTGCCAGCTCATCACGCGTTAACTGATCACCGGAGCGCCTGCTACTGCTTGGCCTGCCCATCAGTGAAGCGTGATACCGCATGGAACCCGCACACAATAATCCTATTATTTCTACGCTTGCCATCTAACTCACCAAAAAGTTGCAAACTACCGTGGACCACCTGGACCACCTGGACCAAGCCACGAACTACAAGGCTTTCCAAAATCTTCAAATGTGCCGGTTTTTTGAAAACTACCGCTACCCTGGACCACCCTGGACCACCATGGACCAAAAATAGATATATTAATTAATTACTTATATTTACTGGTCCATATGGTCCATATGGTCCATAGTAAATAATGATATTAGTAATATATATGTCTGCATGTTTTATATAGGGGTATATAACCCCGTATAAAAAAAACGCGCACTCGCGCGCACGCGCGAATTTGTAACGTGGACCACCTGGACCACCTGGACCAAGCCACGAAATTCGCGGGTTACTGGTCCAGGGTGGTCCAGGGTAAAAATCAATGACTGCGATTTATTCCCATTCCTCCAGCGGAATTGAGCAAATTTTAGAGAATATTTCCCTGCATTCTTGCAAAGTAGAAAACCCGTAAGAACGTTTCCTTCCGGCGGTGTTTCTGGATCGCTCAGCGTTAAAAAGCCCCCAACTCATCAACTTCTTGCCCACTACACAATCACTTTCTATATGCATTATTCTCAACTTAGTGCAATATCCCACATAATGATCATAAACTTTTCGCTTAACCTCCTCCTCAGGCCAAACGCATTCCGGCTCTTCAGCATAACCTTCCGATTCCCACAAATATCCGTCATACAAAACCGAAAACCACCACTGCACAATCGACCCCCCAGATCGTATCTTCAGCTCCCAACCCACCTCCTTCAAATGCTCCGGCACCGTGCGCGGTTCAAAGTTTGTCAAATCCAGCGCCAACAATTCCGCCATTAGCGCCTGATAACCGCCATTCACCAACTCTTTCTTGATCCTCGCAAAATAGGGATGGTTTTCTTTCCAATCGGCAGACACATCGGCAATAATAAAGCGCCTGTCATCCAGCCCGCGCGGAATGACCCAATCCTCGTTTGAAGCCGCAATCAACCGCTTGTAATTGTTCATCGCGATAATATCCCGGCCCTTGCGTTCGATCGCCGTGATCGGATCGGTTACCATGTGCTTCAAAGCGCCCTCTGCGGTCTTGTCACCGCCCCATATCGCCTCGTTTGCGAAAACCAGCAGGCAATCTGCCAGGTGACCTGAAAAACGCCCGGTAACCTGCAAAATATTCGATAACTGAATATAGTGAGCCGTCCCAACCAATATCCCAATCGCCTCGACAAAGGTATTCTTGCCCACCCCCTGCTTGCCGCGTAAAACAAAAGCCGTCCCCGGCAACTCATCCGGCTTCTGAAACAAATGCGCAAGCCAACACCACAAATAATCGAACAGCTCCTGAACTTCTGAACAGATCACCTCAAATACAAACTTTTTGAAATACGTGCAAACGCCAGGCTTAGGCTCAATGCCAAAACCCTGAAACAGATTGAAATAATCCGGCGTGTCCTTGTGCGGCGCGAACACCACGCCCTCATATTGCCGACGCTCAGGATGCTCCAACCATACCGAGGCAATATCGGCCAACTTACCCTTGCTCCAGGTTTTCAGGTTGAAATAGCGCAATTGTAAATCTTGAGAACTCGAAAACGTGACCATATTCCGCATCAGCGCCGGGTCCCATTCCTGATTCATCACCAACACGCGCCCCGCAATCGGGACGATCGCGTGTTTAGCATTCAAGTCCTCGACAAAATGATCAGAGTTAGGCCCCTTTTCACCCCCATCCGGGGGGGCGCGTTGCGGGCTTTTTTTCAGCAAATTGACGGGCACGCCCAACGCCTTGGCTCCCCGTTTCAACAACAACTCAATTTCGGCAGGATGCAGCGGCGACAATTGCAACGTTGAGCAAATGCGCAAAATAGCGTCAACATCCGCCCCGGCCGCGTTCAGTTCGTCCTCGAAAAGTTGTCTTGAAATCGCGGTAGCCAATATCGGATCAGCGCTGCTTTTATCAGCCGCCTTGCCCAAATCCGCTTCCGCCATCAGCTTACTGTTATCGCGTAAATACTGAAGCAAGGCCTCACCCGTCAGGCCCTCGTCTATTGCATCCACCACATCCCATCCGGACTTTTTTTCACCCGGCGGGGGAATGTCCATAACCCAAAGCCTGCCGCCGTTTTTCGGCAACAAGTTCGTCACGATATACGCAATTTTTAGCGCCGCCATCCAGCCTGGCTGCTTGTCCTGTGGCAGCAACACACCGGCTTTATCCCGTTGCGCATCGCAATCCGCCCAAATAATCACATCGCGGCCAGCTAACGGCGAAAAGTCCGTTTTATTAACCGCCTTGCCACCACCAGGCCACGACACGCACGCCATGTTGGGCAACTGCGCAGCCGCTGCGTCGGCGCATTTCTCGCCCTCGACGATCAAAACCGGTGCGTCCGGCTTGGCTGCAAGACGATCCAGGCCGTACAACCAACGCGGCTTTGCGAACGCCATCCAACGCCATTCCTCAAGCCCCGTTAACTTGTGCTTGCACCATGACAGCGGCAACACTTCCTTACCGCCATCCGACGTTTTAAAGCGGTAAACATAGCCCAGGGTATTGCCCGCCTCGCCCCGATAACACCACACCTGTTCCGGCAGGCCGCGCTTGACGTGCGCCTTGGGCGGCGGCGGAGGGTCAACGGGGGTGAGGGGCTGCCAGGGCGAAACCTTGGCGGATTTTGGTTGTGTTACAGGCTTGGCGCGAGTTGAACCGCCCTGCAACTGTTCGGAAAGCCCGAACTGTTCAGCCAAGGCCTTTGCCGCGTCACCCTGATTATTATTGTGGAAAAGATAAGCGTACAGCGAAACAGGATCGCCGCCGCTGTCGCCGGTCGCGAAATCCTCCCACACGCCCGAATTAACATTGATCGAAAATGAACCGGCATGGCCATCACTGCGCGTCGGATTGCGCGCCACATACTCGGCGCCTGATTGCTTGCCATCCGGCAACCACTGCCTAAGCAACGATTCAAAACGGGGCGACGCAACCGCATTGATCGCGTCAAAATACGGTTTTTTAGAGCGCGGTTGGCCGGTTGAAGGTTTCATGCCGTGGATTTTGTCTTATTTTGCAAAATAAGCATTATTCAAAACCGCCAATCTGCGGGTTTTGAACTATCCAAAACCCGAAATCTGCGGGTTTTGAACTATCCAAAACCCGAAATCTGTAGGTTTTGAACTTCATTCAACACGATCCTTGCCATCATGCCCGCCAACCACAATCAGCACATCCGTCAAAAAACTTTCCAGATCCCCGTCATTATCGATAAACCGGTCAGCAGTCTGATCATAAATACCATCCTCGCTGCGATGCCTGTCATTGTCATCATTCCCCAGGCGGTCAACATGAATAATCAACCCGCCCAGTTCGCGAATCATCGACGCCTCATTCTCAAAGCGCACATCGTCAAACACAATATCCGCATCGCCATAGCGCTCAATCTGGGCGCGTGCCGCAATTACCCATATATCCGGATGGATCAAATCACGCCCCCACTCCGTCCCCAATAACTGCATCATTTGCCGGCAGGATTTGTAAAACGGGGGAATCGACTGCTCCTTGTCTTCATTCATCAACTCGTCGATCCGGATGCGTCCATAACCCAAGGTCATCAGTAAGCCCGTTAGCATCATACGGATGCCATGCGCAAACGACAGGCCGACAAAGCCCGACTTCATCAGATGTTTAGCGGCAGTGGTTTTTCCGGATTGTTTGCGGCCTGTGAAGCCGATGAGCAGTCTAGCCATAAGCCATCCCCGTAGAGACGCAAAATCTTGCGTCTCTACCTTTATTTTTTGTATAAACAAAAACTGGTTTATTTGGGTTTTTGTATCTACAATAAGTTGAAACTTTCACCCAACAGGAATTAAAAATCATGACTACAGTTACTTTCGATACCCACGCGTTTATTAAAAAACTGACCGAAGCCGGTTTTACCGATGAACAAGCTGAAGTGTTAATCGATACGGTACGGGCGGCACAAGGCGTTGATCTTTCCAACCATGCCACTAAAACAGATTTGCTGGAACTGGAAAACAGGCTGGTTAAATGGGATATAGGTATCGATTTGGAACAAATAGCGGTTATTTCCGCATTGATAAAATTGCTTTGAATGAACTTTCCAGCGCCTAAAAAGACCGGCAGGCCACGTTCTGATTCACCCAAGATAGCCTTCGCCATACGCCTTGATCCTGAAGTGCTTGAAGCTTTCCGCGCCACAGGCAAAGGCTGGCAGACGCGCATAAATGACGCGCTGAAAGAATGGCTCAATGGCCGTGCGGTGTAAGCTTGCGCTTGCATTAGTACATAACATCCAATCCTGTCGGAAGTTTTAGTTGTCTAGCTTTGCCTGTGTGCCGTTAAGCCGCTGGCTGAGTGGCTTTTTGGGTGGCATTGGATAGTTTTGCGTTTTGTATTTAACTATCGTTTTTTGAATTATTGTTTGTTATAAATTTTTCCAATTTATGTATATTTATAAGCGTTGGATTTTTAATGCTTCCTTGTGCAAATTTTGTTAGCCAATGGTAATTAACGCCACTTTGTTTCGATATGGCCATATAGTTTCCAATTGTTTTTATTTCGTCCCTTATAGAATTTACATAATTTAATAGTTTCATTTTTCAAAAATAACAGGATTAAGATCAAAAAACAAGCAATGACTTGCTTGCATTAAAATAAAACATTGGAAGCGATCATGGATGAGCGCGACCCCCCAGTGGAGTCGCGTAACGAAGTGGAGCGCGGAACGCGAGGGCCGATTTAAATGGCATCCGCTTTCTGCTTTAATTTTTCTTTAAGCGCATCTTT